TGATGGAGCTAATTTACCACCAAATGTTTTGATATAGTCTTTAGCTATTTTATTACCGTCTTTTTTTGGAGCAAAAGCATACTTTGTAGCTACACCTTCACCATTACCTGGAGTAACAGAAGCACCTGTGCCTGTTGTAGACATTTCTTGCTTAAGTTTAGAGACTAGTTCGGTTTTTAATTTTTTGTTCTTATCCATTTACGTTTTTGATTTCTTCAGCTAATTGTTGATATTGGAGTAATGTAACTAAATGGTCATCTTTTACGGATGACTTGTTAGAAATCGGTTTAATTAAACTTATAACTTCGTTTAATTTAATTTGAGTTGTCTTATCATCAACTTGTTTAACTAAAGTAGTTAGTTCAGTTTTAACCTTATTAAGGTTTTCATTGATATAAGATTTAAGATGTTCAGGATTAGAAATATTGTTAATGAATTCTTTCAATACTGACTTTTGACGATCGCTTAAATTAGAATATTTGGAATTAAATTTCTCAATTAGCATTCTATATGCTAATATACGAACATTCTTATCTTCTTTAGATAATTCTTGAGCAACATCTGTATCAGGTGATTCAATTAATGTTTTCTTAGTGATATGTTCCATTAAGGTAAGTTTGTTAAGAACCACTTGTTTTGGTTCAATAAACTTACTTTCCATAGCTACTTCAAATAATGTATAAGCAGCGGCTAAGGCCTTGTAGTTATTTACAGTTGACTTAAAGAAACTTTCAAGATTGTAATGTTTTTTTACTTCTTTGATTAAGTTGTATTTTTCTTTAAGTAATGTTTCTTTGTTTAATTTTTTAGCTAAATCAATAGTAGTATTAATTAAAGCCTCAGCTTTACCTTCACTTAAGCGTGGAGCTGTAAGTATTGTATGGTATAGTTTATGTTCTTTTGCGATTTCAGTATTGTGAAAGAATTTTTTTACAATCTTTACCGCTTTAGAATCGGCGTTAGCTAACGTATCAGATGCAATTTGACGCACTAATAGCTCAAATAATACACCTGTGTTACGAAATTTGTTATGTTTAATACGCATAGTCTAGTATAATGATACTACTTATAAATATGTAGTTTATTTAATTTCTTCACGGATGTTATTCTCATCTAACATACCATTTTCGAATAATGTTGTTTTACGGTTTACTGGAATATTAGCAAACATTTTCTTGTTTTTAAGATATGTCTCTAATGCGAGTGGTGAGCCACCTTTCCATTGAGTTTTTGCTAAACTATCTTCTTGGTCAGCACCTGCTGTGTTATATGTTTTAACACCGATACGATCTTTACCAAATGCATTATCTTGACGATTAATGTTTGAAGCAGACTTTTCAGGACGGCCAACAAGGTGTACAGGCTCGTTAGGATTTTTCTCATCGTATCCTGTTGGTAATTCTCCACTATCACCTCTACCCTTACCGTAAGCTGTAGCTAATTGTGATGGTGTACCATATACTTGACCTGATTCGTCTGGATCATTACCTTCTTCTTCAATTTGAGCTAATCTAAACTTGCGTTTCTTGTCTTCAACAAGTAAATCACGGTACTCATCATATTGATCTTCACTGAAATGGAATAAATTATCATAAATCCAATCAGTTGGTAATAAATTATTTTCCATAATTTGAGCAGCTAAGTCAACTTTTTCTTTCATTAAGTTAACACGTTCTTGATCATAAATGATTGATGGTGTAGTTAATGATAAATCGAAGTTAGTTAATGCTTCTCCGTCATATCCTTGGCTATATAAGTGTACTAATGCAATTTTAGTTAATTCTGATAGTAATATACGTTGGATACGTTCTACTGTACGAGCGAATCTAATATCTTCTGCTGCTAATGTAGCTTTACCAGTTAAGTCTTTTTCATAACCCATAAATGCTTTAGGTATCTTAAGAGCAGCAAATAATTTGTCTCTTAAGTAAGCAACGTCTTCAATACCGTTATATTCCATACCTTTTGCTGTATCAATACGTGTTGATTGGTCGTTACCTCTTACAGGAATGTAAAAGTCTTCCATCATGTTCATCATATTGAACTTTAAGTTATATTGGCCGGTTTGTGGGTCAACATAAGGTACTTTTTTAAGTTTTTGAACTGTTTTTTGCATAAATCCTTCTACTTCATTCGGAGGAATAGCACCTACGTTCATATAGAAAATACGTTTTTCAGGAGCGCGAACAATTCTATGAATTAACATCGCATCTTCCATCAATACCATTTGCTTAAATATCTTACGTCCTGGTTCTAAGTAACTTCTACCATAAGGTAAATAGTTAACGTCACTTATTAATCTAAAGTGAGCCATCTCAAAGTTTTCAAAGTAAATATCTGCTGTAGCGGTACCTAAAGCGTATTGAGTTGATTGTTGAGTAATACCTGATACGCTTGTTGGGTCATATTTAAATCTTACATAAGTAGGATTTTTAACATCAGTACCTTCTTCACGTATAATTGAGTAAGCTGAGAATGGTATAACATTATATACACCAAATTTCTCAGCTATTTCTAATTTTAAGTAAAAATCACCATACTTACACATATTACGAGCCCAACTCCATAAGTTGAATTCGATGTTTAATACATCATAGAATAAGTTGTAAAGTATTTTTTGAATATTTTCGTCTGCTGAACGAATATGAAGCATTTCTCCATGCTCATTTTTTAAAGTACATTCATCAGCTATAATATCTAATGCAGATGCTACAATAGCGTCTGTATCCATTGATTCATAGTCTGTATAAAGTTGTACTCTTAATGTTTGATAGTTATAAACGTTGTTTACGTTGTAAATACCAGCACCAGATGTAGTATAGATTTTAGTAAATCTATCAACCAACGCATTAGTCTGTAAAGTACCTAATGATTGTATACGATCTGTATCTATTACTCTTAATTCATCACCTCCTACGTTACGAATAACGACATCTGAGGAGAATAATCGTTTAAGATTGTCAAATAATCCCATAGTTGTTTGTATATGTTATAAATATTTGTTTATACCAACCAGCTAATGTCTTCCATCTGTCCTGCACCATTATCCATTTGCCATGGGTTAGTATTTTGAGGACTATGCGGGGAGTACATGCTGTTTGGCCCGGTATTATATGAAATTCTTCCTATGCCTCCAAGTGAGGCGCGAGTTAAATTCATACCTGCTTGAGAGAATTTTAAAGCTGTGTCGCGTAAGAACATACCAATACCAAATGCCATTACAAGGTCATCATTATATCCATCATTGGCTTGTGCTTTACCATTTTTCCAAACAAAAGTTCTTAATTCTTCTAATGTTCGACGTGATTGTATAATACATGCTCTTTCACGCATATATGCTTCTAATTTAGACACAACAAGTGGTCTAGTTTTAATTGAGTTTGTAAAACCAGGTACTAAGTTATTATCATTTCGGCTTAAGAAATTATCCATTGTAATATTAGCAGTATCTGATTTAGATGAGTAATAAACATTTTGATATCCTCTATCTAGTACTGTTTGTATTGTGTCCCATCCTATATTAGCGTTTTCTATTACTAATAAGGCGTTATTCCATTCGGTAGCTATAGATACTAATAGATGTCCGTAATCTCTAGTACCCAACTGTCCTTTATATTCTTCTACTTGTTTAGCACTTTCAATATCAATAACATGACATGCGGAATAGTCTTTACCATCACCACGAGCGACGTCAGCTACTACAATATAATTTTTAGAGTAGTCAGGATATTCCCAACGCCATAAATTACCGTCAAATCCTCCTTTAGCTATTGGATCAGCTTGATATGTTTGAATATACCAATTTAAAATATCAGGTTCAACAACTGTATCACCTGAAGTTGTAAAATCACAATCACATTCTTGAGCAGCATTTCTAATTCCTAGAATAGCGTCTTGTTCGTCTCTCCATTTTTGACTTCTTTCTGGATGTACTGTCCAAGGTAATTTTATAGATACAAATCCATTTTTATTTTCTTCACCCCCAATAAATGTTCTATGGAACCAATTACCTGTACCAAATGGAGTTGAGATAGCTATACATTGTCCTCCTGTAGCTAAGGTTTGTTGAGCAGAAGCGAATATTTCATCTATACCTTCAATAAAAGCAGCCTCATCTAATAATAATAATGATACTGCTTCAGATCTACCTGCATCGCCTGTAGCACCTACTGCTTTAATTTGAGAACCATTTGCTAGTTTAAGACTTAATTTATTATCTTCTACTGCTTTTAATTTAAGCCATGTAGGCAACGCTTCATAAGCGAAACGTACTTTAGTAACCATGTTCTTAGCAGTTTCCTGCTTAGTAGCGATACAAAGTATATTTTTGTCTTTATTAAATAACATCAACCATAATGCATATGCTGATGATAAGGTAGAGATACCTAATTGTCTTGATTTATTTACAATACTATACCTGTTCTTTTTGAACTGATGTAATACTCCTTCCTGAAATGGGTATAAATTAAATTGAATACGGCCACGTTGTGGATGTTGAATCCAATAATATTTTTTCATAAAATAAACAGGATCTGTAGCACACTTAACGTATTCCTGTTTAATTATATCTTTTATATTCTGTTGTTCACTCATATACTTTGTTGTATATAAATATATAAGAAGAGCCTAACCTTACGGGGTTAGACTCTAGAACTATAATACTGAGACTATAGCAGGGCAAATGACTTAAGGCAGATCTTACGGTATGCGGTTAAGTACTATTATTTTGCTAACATTAAATAAATTAAACCGCCTGTAATTAATCCAGCGCCGATTTTAGTAAATTTATTTTTAGCTTTTAATTTAGAATTTTCTAATTGTAATGCGTTAAATTGGAATTTCCAATCTTTAATTTGTGTTTGTTGATTAACCATAATGTTCTTATATGTATTTTCTTTAGAAACATACTTACTAATAACACTATCTTTATTTGATACTCTTGTTTCTAGAGTAGCAATTGAACTATCTTTTAACACTATAATTTGTTTAGCACCATCTAATTCAACTAAATCCTTAGCGGCACTAACTAATACTGGTTGTGCTATAGGTAATAGGTTAGTCACTGTATCTTTAGGATAACGTTGATTAAATGAAGTTACTAATTGATGTTCTGTGAAGTTATCAATTTTATTTTTTTCAACTTCAATTACTTTAACTACCTCAACTACTTTAGCTTTTTGGTGGTCTAATTTATATTGTAAATCTCCATCAATTTGATTTAATGAGTCGATAGCTTTATCTTCTTTAACTATCACTAACTGCATTGAATCAACTGCTTTAACTAAACTGTCTTGTTTTGCTTTGAATTCACTTGTTAATCCAATATTAGTTACTTTATCAAAAGCTAACCATAATATAAATAAAAGTAAAATAACTGGTAAAATGTATTTTTTCATAATTTTTAAATTTCGTCTTCGCCGTCTAATTCGATTGGTTCATCATCAATTCCTAAAGCTTTTAATTCATCATCATCACTTTTTTTCTTTTTGCTTCCTATTGCTGGTAATGTTGGTTCATCTAATGCTTTAAGAAGTTGTTTAAGAACATTCTTAGTGTTTGTTGGTGTAAATTTATATTTGTCAAGATCATTTAATACTTTAACATATGCTACATGATCTTCTGATTTTAAATCTTTAAGTGCATCTACAAGCTGTTGTATTAATTCAGGTAATGCTTCTTTTGCTGTTTCTTTTGATTTAGCATTAGCTGCTTTTAAATCAGCACTTGACATTCCTCCATCTTCAGCTTCTTTAACTACACGACCTGTTTTCATAGTTGATGTAGCGTATTTCTTAATAATTTTGTCTATTAACCCTGAATAACTGTTAAAGAAATCTCCTACTTTAGAATTTAAAGGTGTAGCTTTTGGTAATTTAAGTTTAGCTAAATCTTTTTCTGTTGGACCTTCTTCATCATCCTTATCCATTGCTTTTCTACCTTTAAGTTTTGTCTTACCCACAAACATATCCTCAGCATCACCATAATCACCAAAATAACCACCTTCTTCTTCATCATCAGATGTAGATGTAGGTTTAACAGTAGTTGCTTGTAATAATTGATTACGAATATCAGGAGTGAAAGACCAATTAACACCAGGTGCTGAATTTTTCTCAATATCACTCTTTAATAATTCAACATCAAATGGTTTAATACCTTGTTCTTTAGCTTGAGCTAAGAAGTAATTAATAACTTGTTGCTTTCTATCTGTCTTATAAAGTTCAGGATTTTTAATTCTGTCTTTAAGTTCTGGAAAGTTAGGGTTTAATTTATATTTTTCTTTAGCAATACGTGCCATTTCCTTTACAGGAACTTTAATGTTAAGTTTTGCTTCAGTTATAAACTTTTTGTAATCGAAATCTGCCATGATTGTTGTTGTTATGTTAATAAATATTTTATTTTAAAGCGTCTAATACAGTTTTTACACGATCTTTAGTTGAACCATGTAATATTATTAATTTTTTAGGTGGAAATAATGATAATAAACGTAATATTTCTTGATTAATATCAGCTCTATATTCAAGATTTGTTTCTCTCACACCATTATCTTCCATTTCTACACCAACAGGTTCAATATAAAATACAATATCATATTGTTCTCTTAATGTCATTGCTGCATGTACAAATTGAGATTTATCATGTGTTCCAATAGATTTAGCTAACATTGTAAATGAACATACATCCCATATTGTTCTATCTGTTAATATATTTTCATGTAATAATTCACTAGCACGTTCAGCTAAAAATACAAA